TAGCTGATAATGGTATTCTTAAAAAGAACGTTGCTATGTTTGGTGGTGCTTTAAACTTATTCATTCATAGTCTCCTCAATGAATCGTCCAATTGTTTCTATATCTTGTGTTGTTAACATACCAGCTTGTGCCCACATTGTAGAACTCATATTACCTACTGTTTCTCTGTTCTTGTAGGCATATAGTTTTTGAGTAATATATTCAGAGTTTTGTCCAGCAAGTTTTGGAAAGACTGCCATTCCTTGTCCTTCTTGTCCATGGCATGCTGCGCACCCTCCCCATAATCCTCTAATAGCACTAAACTCATCTGCATTTGCTATCTCTCTTTTCTTTTCCATCTGCTCAGCGAGTGTTCCGTTTATTCTTATATACTCTTCATAGCATTCGCCATAACACGTACTGTTACCACTATATCCAGTATATTCTAACTCCGGATATATCTTAATATAGAAAAAGCCCAGTATCACAAAGGTACCTAAAAGGGCCATTCCTAATTCTCGCATTATAGCTCGTTTAAGTAATTATCCAATCTATCTTTATTCATTACAAACGCAGATTTTAAACTTGCTGCTTGCTGTTTAATTGTATCTAAGTTAGTTGCATTTCCAACTGTTATAACACCTACCATAGCCATCATTTTATGTGGAGTACATTCATATACATACACTCCTTCAGTATTTAATGTTACTGAAATGTCTCTACTCATTCCACCTTTCCAAGGTTTAGCACCTACAGGTATTAATGTCGAAGCAGAATTGTGTGCCATGTCTGTTGCTACAAAATTCACAGTATCTCCTACTGCAACTTGTAAGACAGCCGGCTCAAATATCATTACTCCGCCTGGTCCGTTGTTTAACATTTTTACTTCATGCTCTGCCGAAAAGGCCGGAACTGTTAGTAAAAGTAAACCCATTGCTATTAATATATTTTTCATCTTTTCTCCTTTAATTAAAAATCTATTATTTCTTTTAGCTCCATGAAGCCACCGATTGATTCTTCATCAATTGTAATTTGAGGGAAAGTTCTTGCTGTTGGAAACTTTCCAAAAAACTCTTCTTGTGTATAATCAACGTCAAGCTGAAGATATTTAAAATCTTTCTTTTTGACTTCACATAACGATTTTGCCATATTACAATATGCGCAGTTGTCTTTTCCGTATATCGTAATCATTATACTATATGTAAACCGCCGCTTTCTGGCATTGCGATTCCCGTTGTTGCTTCAATTACTTGTTTCTTCAGTTCTTCTGCTGGTTCAACAATAAACATAACATGTTGTTCACCGATAGTAACTGGCTTTCTTTTTGCGTAAGGTACGAAAGGAACCATTCCAATTTTACCTTCACCTGCTGGTACTAATAAGATTCCATCTGTTAATGTATAGAAACCCTTATCATATACCACTTTAGCTACAACCTCTTCACCGGTTGATAGTCTTACGATTTGTACATCGCTCATAGTATTTCTCCTTTAATGTGGTCTATTATACCACAGTTTAATATAAATGTCAATAGTTTAACTGAAAAAGTCTTCAATCGTATTTACCTTTTCGGCTGACCAACCAACCGCATCTAGGATTGATTGAATAGGATTCAAGAATACTTTGTCAAATTGTAACTCATAATCAATGTATTGGTGAAGACCAAGTTGCTTTGGTAATAAACCAGGAACCGATATTACGTTTTCACGAATTGGATTCGGAACCTTTAAGTATAAAAACTTGACCTTATCTCCACCTTGTATTGTTTCAAACTTCTTATCAAGACCTTTTTCTTTTAGGAAATGATTATACATAATCGCGCCGCGAACATGCATTGGACAACCTTTTCTGTATAACGAAGACTTGTCTTGATACTTTTTAATATTATCAGTACCTGAAGTCTTTGCTATCGCAACTGGATCCAACTTTTTAAATTCTTTCTTGAAATCAGAAATAAAGCTTTGTGTTGTTTGTTCATCGTTATTCATAATAACTTCAAAACATTCTTTAAGTTTAGTACGACATATTTCAGGAGTTGAAGATCTTACTGATTCTAATCCTGTGACCGATACTTTAGGTTTGTCGTAATGAACACCTTCAGAGTTCAATGTATTAAGTATGTATCTTTTCTTAGCTACAAATATTCCACGGTGAGCAATCTTTTCACGTTTCATTACCATTGCATTACGATATGTACCCATATCAGCTGCAAGCTTTTCGTAACCATCTTCGATGATTTTCTCAATCTTTGTTGAACATACTCTATCAAGAAACTCTTCACCTTTGTCTTTGTCAATATCAGTTGTTCCAAACACTTCAGTAATTAAAGGACCGAAGTCAACATAGACAGAGTCAGTATCAATATAAATGATATAGTCAACATCGTCAGATCCAAGAATCTTATTTAAATAATCATTGACTGACTTTTGTGCATAACGAATAGATAACTGACCGCTTGTTGTAATTGCTTCAGCCATTTCATTAATATAATATAAAAAGTATACATTAGCAGTTGCACCATATAAACTGTTCATGGCAATCTTAATTGACATTTGCGAATTGTGGAGTTGATTAATTTCACGCTTAAGTCTTTTGAGTTCAGCAGTATCTTTTTCAACTTCAAACTGTTGTTCAGCAGCAATCATTTGATTTTTAATAACAGAACGATTACTATAGTATTCATCAATGATCTCAGGAATAATACCTAATTTTTTATTCGAGAAACAAACACCGTTAGCTGCAACTGAAACACCTTTACGATCATTTTGATATTCGCCTTTAAGTACCATATCTTGAGTTACGTATTCACGATCATCTGGCATATATGTTTCAGGCGACATATTGTATTGTAACATTAGGTGAGGATATAGAGAGTTAAGGTCAAAAGATACAACCCAAGGATGCATTCCAACTTTTGGATCTTTTACATAACCACCTACAAGATCTCCACCTCTCATTCCTGGACCACCTTTAAGTGGAGGAACAATCTTATCTTTAATTAATCTACGATAAATGGTTGCTTCCCAAATACCAACAGTTCCGAAGGCATCTCTGTAATTAACTCCACCGTCATAAGCAACAGTCATAACCAAAGCAAGCAATCCTGTTTCTTCTTCAAGACGAGCAATCAGTTGAGTATCTTTAAGGTTATAGTCCAAATATAATTGTGGATTCTCATCATATAATCCAGTAAGAGAACCGTATTCAGAATAATCAATTTTCTTTTCACCAAGAACAACATAAGCAATATGATCCAATCTATACGATTCTTGAGGACCGTACTTGTAACCAAATTTCTTGAAGCAATCCATATAGTCAATTACAGCAACACCCATAATAGAATATGTTGAGTTGACTTTACCAAATATTTCTCGACTTTGCTTTTTGATTGATTTGTGTGGAGATAAACGCTTAGCGGTTTCTTCTCCAAGCAAACGAATAATCCTCGTAACAATATACATTATGTCAAAGTACTCAACGTTCCAACCTGTTACAATGTCAGGATAGTCAGTTGTCCATAATTTAACAAAGTACTGAAGTAATTGAACTTCAGAATCAAATTTGACATATTGAATCTTGTCTTGAGGAATGTCCGTTACTGTTTGTGTCTTGTCGTAATCTTTTTGACCAAGAAGATAGTAAATATCATTTCTTGAACTATGATAGGCAATTGATGTAATAGGATTGTCTGCTTCTTCAATATTAGCAAAGCCATCACGAATGTCAACCTCAATATCAAACGAAACAATATTTACATGACTTACGTCATACGCAACCTTTTCAGGATATTCTTCTTGTATGAATTGTGTAAGATAATTTGTTGAACCAAATATCTTCATACCGTGAACACCTTTATATTCTTCAATAAAGTTTTTAGATTCACGCATATCGCCGAACTTGTGTGGAGATAATGGTAGGTTACCTTCTGTTAAAGAGCGATAGCCTTCTTCTCCTGATTTCGGTGTATGAACATATAGTGTTGGTTGAAACGGTACACGATACGAGAAACGTTTACCGTTGTCGTATCCACGATGTAAAATATTATTTCCGTATCTTTCAACAGATGTATAGAATTTAGTCAATGCCATATTGCCTTTTAGTTTGTACCATTATATACTAGTTGACTCGCAATGTCAATAGTTATTGTGCAAGCTCTGAAAAGTTTTTGATTTTCTCGAACTTCAGATTGTTTTCAAATTTTTCTGCAAACTGATCTCCACGATGTGATATCACAAAGATATTATCATCGGAGTTCAATCCATGTAGAGTCTCAATTAAACTCTCAATACCTACGCCATCCAAAGCGCCATCAAGAGTTTCATCAAGTATCAACAGATTAGTAGATACTGAAGATCTTAATTTCGCAACTGATCTCCAAGCTAACATAATTGATAATGTGATACGTAGTTTCTCACCTTCGGAAAAACTAGCATAAGTAAATTTATCTCTGAACCTTGAACGAATTACTTCGTCAAAGTTTTCATCAAGTTGAAAGTCAACGAATAAGTCAAACGCAGCAAGATACTTGTTGATAAGTTTATTAATAACCGGTATGTATTGAGATATGATCTTTGCTTTGATACCACCGTCTCGTAAAATAGTTTGAACGATATTCAGTACTTCATGTTCATCAAGTAGTTTTGTTCGTATCTCAGTTTGTTTATTAAGTTTCTTTTGAAGATTCTCAAGTTTAGTTGTATCAACTTCATCAACTTCTTTTTGAGCATTGTCTAAATCTTTCTTATACGAAACTAACGCGTTCTTAGACATTTTGATTTCAGCTCTTATCTCTGAGATCTTAAAGTTAACTTCTTGTATTTGATCTTCAATTTTTGATATAGAACCCAAACGATCTTGATGCTTCTTAATTATCTTTGCGACATCAATTAGATTTTTTTCAATATGGGCCTTTTGTTGATTCTTGTCCATAATCTGTTCTTCTTTAAAGTCGCAGTCAATATCTTGCTTACAGGTTGGGCATTCATCATTATGTTCATAGAAAGCTAATTCTTTATCAAACTGAACACGATTTCTTTCAAGCTCTGCTCTCTTTTCAGTAGCATCACCAAACTTTTGTTTTTCATCAGGTTTGTCTGATATATCATTGTATAGTGTTTTAATTATTTCGTCTTGTGTGTCAATTGAATTATTCTTTGTCTCAACAGCTTCGATATGATCATTCATCTTATCTTTAATTTTGTCAACTTCAACTGTTTTAAGTTTACGAATCTCTTCGTTGTTTTCTTCTGCTGATTGTATATTGTTTTCTATAATTTCAATATCATACTTATTATCTGTAATTTCAGCTTTAGTACTCGACATGCGATCTTTTGCCAATGTACCCATAACAGAGAACACTTGAATATCCAATAAGTCTTCAATAATTTCACGTCGTTGATATGCTCGTAATTCCATGAAAGGAATATATGTAGCAGATCCAAGAACAACGATTTGATTAAAAGCTTTGAAGTTAATACCTAATATAGATTCTTCAAGAAACGCTTGATAGTCTCGAACTGATGCATCTTGATTTATCATACCGCCGTTCTTCCATATCTCAAATAGATTAGGTTTGATACCACGACGAATCATATACTTATCACCGCCTGCACTAAAATATAGTTCAACAATAAGTTCTTTATTATTAATAGAATTTACAAGTTGTGCTTTGTTAATATTTCTAAAGGGACGACCGTATAGACCAAATACAATTGCATCAAGTAGTGTACTTTTACCTGAACCGTTTGACCCAGCGATTAATGTACTAGGTACTTCGCTCAATTCAATTGTGGTATATATGTTGCCTGTGGATAGTATGTTTTTATATTTTACTTTTTCAAAATTAATTCGCATTATAAACTAAGTGCCTCATGGTATAATTCATCAACTAAAGACTTGACCTTTGTTTTATCAACATTGGTTTCTAACGAGTCTATATATTGACTTAATATCTCTGTTGTATCTTTTGTTTCATCGAGTATTTCTTCAACGCCTTCTGCGTCCAAATTCATATGATCATCAACAGCTCGAACGTCAACAGCACCACACTCAGACATACGACCCATAAACATATCATAAAGATAAGCATTGGTTCTGTTTTGAACAATAACTTTTACATAAGTATCTTTATATTGACTGACATCATAATTCGCAACGGTATCAACTGTCCACTCTGCATCATCGTAAAATACTTTATAGAATACACGATTTGGATTCTCGATCTTAGTCATCTCTCGAGTTTCAGTATCAAATATATGAAAACCTCTACTACCTTTATAATCAGACCAAGTCATTTCGTATGGTGCTCCAAGATATTCAACATTACCATATCTTGAAGGATGGTGAAAATGCCCAGAGTATGTTGACTCAAAGTGTTTAAATACATTCATGTCAATACCATGAGTACACAAAGCACCTCTCATCATCTCAAAACCTTTTACTTCAAGGTGTCCCATTAATATATTAGCATCAGAGTTTTTAACAATCTCAAGATTCTTTTCGCTATTCTCTTTGTTTAACCAAGGCAGCATAAGAAATTTTGTAGAACCAATCTCAAGTTCTTTTGCTGTATCTTGATATAAAGTAAACTGCGGATAAGCACCTGTTAATAGATTCATACTATTGATTTCATTAGTACTTGCATAATATGTATCATGATTGCCAATAAGACAATGAAAATCAATATCACGCTTTGCTAATTCTTCAAATAGAAATTCTTTACCTTTTTGTAAAGACGAATAGTTAATATACTTTCGACGATCAAAAGTATCTCCAAGGTCAAACACAGTATCAATACCATGTTCGTCAATATATGGAAAGAAGACCTCTTGAAAGAATTTTCTTTGGACTTCGTGGAATACTTTGGAATCGCCTCTTACACCGATGTGTATATCGGTTACGATAGCTATCTTCATATTTAATTTACGGCTGCTTCTGTTTCAGCCGGCTCTTTGGGTAACTTGTTTTGTAAATGTTTAAGGTAAGCCATAGCAGCAGATCGCTGTTTTGTAATTTTACCTTTCTTCTTTAATGCTCGATCCCATTTTAGTCGAGACACCTTATCTTTAAATACCACTCCGTATAGGTGGTCAAACTCGTGTAAAAAACATCTTGCGGTATAACCTTCAAAAGTACCAGTTTGTTCCTTAAGTTCTTCGTCATACCATTTTGCGTCAACTGAACTTGGTCTTTTCATTTTAATAAACACATCAGGATAACTTAAGCATCCTTCAACATCCAACTCTGTTTGTTCTGATACACCAATCACTTCAGGATTAATAAACATCATCGAGTTTTCTTTGTTTTCTCCAATAACAAAAACCTTATGATCCAACCCTACCTGGCATGCTGAGAGACCTAGACCTCTTAGCGATACCATTAGATCAACCATTGATTCTTTAAGTTCCTTTGGATCAAACCCAGGATTCTTTAAATCAACATCAGCCGATTCTTTATGCAGAATTGGGTCAGTGTTATTTACTAGTTTCATAATTTACCTTCGTCTCTCATTTGTTTACGAATCTTTGTTGCTGATATTGCATGAACATCTTTACCAAGATCGTGTTCTGTAAAAGTATAACCAACACCACGTCCATAACTAATGTCAACAATATTAGGTACTTCTAAAATAAGATACTCTCTACCATTTTCAAAGCCGTGTTCTCTTAGACCGTTTTCAATACCCTCTATGGTTTGTATCATACCAAAAGGATTATCATCTTGTACTGCGGTACGTCCAGCACCTGCATCACCATCAAATTTATACACGTCTCGAACCATTATAACAACTTGTCCTGTCAATGTCAAGGACTTTTTAAATAATTCTGTATGTCCGTCATGCCAAGGCTGCCATCGGCCTAACATTTGAACAGAAGGTTTCTTATAGTCAAACATATTACTTAACTCCAAATTTTATATAGTTATACCACAGTCTTTCATGACCATAATATAAAACAAACTTAATTACTAGATCCGCTAGGAACACGGCTCCAACTGCTTTCTGAGGCAGGCCAAAATATAACGCGATAGCTGCAGTAGTACAAGATGCAATGAGTCTCCATGTAACTGCCTTACCTAAGTGCCTGAGCTTTGTGACTTCTGCCATTTTGTGAACTCCATTTGAATAACTGGAGCAAGCATAAGATCTTCTCGATCTCTCCACTCTGTTATAATATAATCTGCCTTACTAGGTTTCTCAAAGATTTTATTTGTATCTTCAAATCTGCCTTCTTCAATTGTGTCCATCCAAACTGTAAAGTCAGCATTAAAGCCAACTCTTGCTGCTCGAAACGGACAAACGAAATCAGTGATAGCAATTTTACCTGCCATAGATACTCCGTCTGCAAGATGTCTCATGCGATTTGCCTGTCTCATTCGGCCTTCGTCTGAAAAATCCCAATCGTTGTATTCCTTTCTTACTGCGTCTGCGTTTATCCAAACACCTTCTAACTGCTCTGCGAGCGGTTGTGATAACGTACTCTTGCCACTACCTGGCAATCCAAATACTAATACTTTCATAAACTCCTTACTTCTTCTTTAGTTTATTTTCAAAGTCACTAATAAAATCATTGATATAGTCAGGCAACTGGTTTCCAGTTATTTGTTCACCTGCTGAATCATATACTTCATTTTCATGCATCTGTCTTTGTGATGCTTTAAATTTAATATACATCTGCTTTTTCTCTTTTGATATTCTTCTTAGGAAGGCATACCAAATGATTTGCGTAAAATATGCAAATGGATTTTTTGATTTGTCTGGGTTGAAGTTATGTATATATTGAAGGCAGTTCTCAATTCCATCTGAGATCATTTCTTCTTTATACATATATCCGCTAAAGTTTGGACGAGTTGCTAATCTTTGAGCAATCATCATAATACATTTACCTATGTAATCTGGTACTTGCGGACTAGGATCTCCACATTCCTCAGCTTCTGCAACTCTTTCTCGAAAATCGATGAGTGCTGCAAGAAGATCTTTATTGTTTACGTAATTTCTTTTCTTAGCCATTTCAAACTAATACTCCTTATGTTTAAAATATTGTGGTTATTATAATCTATTTGTGATCATTTGTCAATAGAAAACTTGTTTTGAAAAATTATTTTCATTTTTTCTTAAAAAACTATTGACATTTATTTTTTTCCTTGTATAATAGACTTATCAGGCTTTAAGGTATATCTTAAGTTAGATATCAATATTATAAATTTTAAATGGAAATTCTTCCGAAGAGTAAATTTCAATTCTCGATTTAAAATGTTTTAAAGTATAGTTCTCATACGACCCCACACTCAAATCATCAGCGATATCATAGAGGACCGCCTTGCGCGAGTCCTCCGCTTTACGAAGACTCCTTCCAATTGATTGTAATACTTTAATTTCTGATTTGCCGCTTGAAGCAAAGATTACATTATCCAACCTTTTTATATTCACGCCTGTACTAAATACTCCATAGGATGCAAGTATGTCGTGTTGTTTGACTGGATCGTTTTCAACAAGATGACGAATTCTTTCGCGTTCGTCTCCTTTTGTTGCTCCGTATATAAAATGTAGTTCTCTTCCTTCTTTTCTTAACATTGGTTCAAGTATCTTTCCATGTTTCTCAACAAGGTCAAATAGAACCAAATTATTCTGATCCTTTAGAGACCATAATAAATTCTTTATAAAATTGTTTCTCTTTTCGTGATTAACAATAAACTCTCTTTCGGCAGGCCAACGTCTAACTGATTCTTTGACCGTCGACATTGCTTTTTTAAATGCTGCCTTTTGTTCGTTACTATGATTTAATACAATTGCCTTTACTTCAAAATCAGCAACTGTTCCTTCGTCCATTAACTTCTTGGTTGATACAATTCTTTTTACTTCTCCAAAGCAACCTTCTAATACTAACCTGTGTGTTTTACTTTCTGAAGATTTAAGAGTACCTGTGAATCCATGTCTGAATTCGCATTTGTTTAATTTGTGCATTATTGTTGTTAATGACTTTGCTTGAAAGGTATGGGCCTCATCTCCCATGACAACACCGAACTGTTGAAACCAATCTTTTGATTGTTTAACTAAAGACTGCCAGGTTGATATAACAATTGGAGCTTTAGTGTTTTTATCAACTCCACCTTGTATTGTATAGATCTCATCTTTACAACCATAATCTGCAAAGTCTCCTGCCATTTGATGTACTAAAGAAATCGTAGGCACAATAATTAATGTTCTAAGACCTAAAGCATCGTAATAGTGTTGTTGTAAAAGGTAAATAATTAAAGACTTACCAGATGATGTCGGTGATAGAGATAAAGATCTACGGTTACGTAAAGCGTTTTCGATGTATTCAATCTGGTAATCTCGTGGTTTGAATTTACAAGAAATTCTTTCAGCAAGTTCTTCAACATAACCATCTTCAATATACTCCTCTTCTCCAATCTCTCTTGGTGATTCTAAAATATAATCGCGATCTTCACAGAACTTTTTTAAATGGGGATATAGACCAACATATAGAACAGGCTTCATTGGTTGAAACAGTCGAATCGTACCATCCCATACTCTTGCTTTATACTTAGGACTAAATTGATATCCTTCAGGCCTAAAAGCAAAGAATTCAGACAGTTCTTGTTTGATACCAGAATCGCAAACGACTCTCATATAAACTGAATCCAAATATTCTATTGTTATCTTTTCACTCATTTATAATACACTTGAAATTATTGCTAGACATAGCACAATTACTATAAGGTCTAATATTCTATGATCTTTCATTCATTCTCCTCATCATTATCAGGATCAATATACTCTATATCCCATGCACCTTTATTCATATTATTTTTTTTAAAATAATCAGAAACGTCTTTGGCAAGAGTCTTTGCATACTCATCAGTTATATGAGGGAGATTTGTGCCTGATCCTGCACCAACTTTTCTTAAATATTCTCTTGCGTCATATACTTTGTAAGTCAATTTATTCTCCTTCATAATTTAATTGCCAATAATAAAAAGATTGCGACAAGTAAGATGTTTGTAAAAAAGATACCTATTGCTAAAATAGTATGATACCAAATCCATCTTGTTTTATATGCGTTCTCAATTGTAATTGATTCAGGGTCTACATCGTCTGCCATCATATCAATTTTCTTTTGAGTTGCTTCATTTTGTTTATTAGCTTCTCTCCTCCAACCCCATTCTAAAATTTTATCCCACATCTTTATTAATAGTCTCCTGCTTGGAACTTTAATATGTCAATCATATTCTTAACAACAAAATTCCTACTGTGTATTGTTTTAATTATATCTTCTAAATAGTTTGCATTAGCTGTATGAAAGTCAACTGTTAGGCTTAATTTAATAATATCTTTATCAGATTGAATGTGCTTATCTAAATCCTGTCTCATTACTTTTCGTTGAAACGGTCTCCACCCTTTCTCTCTTAATGTTACTTCATCCATAGAACCGTCGTAATAATTACGTTTCTCCATTTCAAGTTCTTTGTATTCAGCCTTAAGTTTCTTTACACGCAATACTTCCCTATAATAAAGATTATAGTACTTGCTATGTAATTCAGGAATTCTTTTGCTTTCACCAACAAGGTTTGTTTCGTCTATTGGTGAATCTTTTGCCCAGAGGGCTGCTATATCATTTGTGTCCATATTATATCCAAACTTTTAATTACATTGCTATTATACCACAAAATGCAACGAATGTCAATAGTTTATTATAGTTGTTCCATTTTCATAGAATCATATCTCAACGTTACACTGCAGGTTGCATATGATACTTCGCTTACGTCAACACTTAAATCAACTTGTCCTAAAGATACAGGAAAGCAGTTCGTAAAAGTAAATCTTAAATGTGGATTCTTATGACTGTTTGTAACGGTCGCAATAATATCTGAGTACAAACCATCTTGGCTCTTCTTAAGTGTTTCGTATTGCTTATGGTTATCCGGGAAACCAATACCTTCCATCCAATTTAGTATTTCCTTATAGTTATTCATGTCTTCATCAATGATAAAACTTATTTCTAAATCGTTATAGACAAGCTTATCGTTTTGTTGATAGATTGCCTTTAATGGATTGTCTACCGCGACAGGAGTTCCTGCGATTGATGGGATCGTCATTTTCTGCGTAAAGAACTCAACATGCGGTATACGCTGTATGCTAATCGTAAAATTAGTTGGTGAAAGATAGTTGTTTATAATATTTGCCATTTCATTTCCTATAAATAAATTAGTAATGGTTTATATTATTTATTAGATTGGAGTACATCATGTTCAAACCCAAAGCTTTAAACTACGAAATTGATACCGGTGGGCTATCAATGAATCAGGTAGTTGAACTTCACAATAGTTTATTCGTTCGCAAAGACTACGATTGGTGGTATGAAATTCTACCAGGAGATACCGTAGTTGATATCGGTGCAGGCATTGGAGCCTTTTCTGCAAAAGCATTAGATGCAGGTGCAGATAGAGTCTATATGATTGAACCAAACCGCAGATTACTTAAAACAGCAATTAAGAATGTTGCTGATTATATGATGGACGGTTTAAGTCCAAAAGTAATTCCTATTAATGCTGCTATGGGAAAGACTGATATTGATTTAAGTAATGTTCATAAGTCTTCAATTTATAAAGATCCTGAAGAAGAACCTAAGTTAATGTCATTAGCAGAATTAATCGAATATCACGATTTACAGACAATTGATTATTTAAGAGTCGATGCTGATGGTTCAGAGTATAATATTCTTGCTCATGAACATCGAGATTATTTACTGGCTCAAGTTAGATTTATTGCTGTGAAGGTTAATCTTAGTTCGCAATATGGTGGGAATGAAAAGTTTATTGATTGGAAACAACAATTCTTAAAGTGTTGTAGAGATCAGAATAGATTATTTTTTCAAGATTCTAAAATGGAAGAAAAACTATTTCATCCAAGATGGTGGGAACATGTTCCTATGAGCTTTATGGTTTATATTAAGAATTGGTAATATATTACTTCTTATTGTTTTTCTCGTACTCTTCCCATTCGTAAGGTGTGGCTACTTTAGGTCTTTTATTTTCTACCGCTCTCTTCCATGCTTGTTCTTGAAGTGTGTTAGGAATTTTAATAGTTTTATTTTTAGCATCACTTCTCTGACTGGCCGCAAGCGGGTCCATTAATACTTTTTCGCGTTGTGTTAACTCTTTGTCTTTTTTATCAAATTTCATAATCTCGGTGTCCTTATATAATCCCGTATGACAATAAACCCATAAGAGAACCATGCGAGGATAAAAGCCCCAAACAATAACTCAATCATTTGTAATATACAACATAAACGAACACCAATCGCTGAAATCACCAGCCTTTAGAAAATCATCGTCATAAGCTTTTTCACGATCTTCATGTTCGAGGAATCTTACTTGGTCCGTATCAAATTTTTGTAATAGTCCATCTCTGAACTTTTGCCATTGTCCAACACATCCTTTATATGCGTTCATATGAAACTCTACTGCGATATGTTTTACGTTGTTTCTTAAGTAAGGAAAGTTCATTTCGGTAAAGATTCCGTATTCACCACCTTCAATATCAATCTTAAGATAATCAATCTCAGGAATATTATAATCTACAACAAGATCCAAGAATGACATCTTTTTGAAATCAGTGTCTTTAGAGAATACGTTATTAAAATGATTTGCGGTAGAACCTATTGCTGCATGAATTGGCTGAACAGGAATAGTACCTTTATCAATATAAGAATCAGATATATTTCTTACAAGCGTCTTAAGATGTTGTCTGCTTGGTTCAACACTGATGATACGACCAGCATCGCGGTCCAAAGCGTGGCAAGTAAAGAACCCAACACAAGCACCGAGATCAACCACAGTATCGCCCTTATTAACGTCACGCCACCAAGTATAATCTTTCCTATAAAAGAATTCGTGATATAGTGTTTGAACATCGGTTAGCTCCAATCCTTCTGTAAGCAGGTTTAAGTTTAAATTTTTATTATCCATAACATTACCAATTGTGTATTATATTTGCCATAATAAAGAACGCACATAGAACATTGATTCCAACAATAAATGTTCTTACGATCGCAACTATGTCATCATACTCTTCTGTTTGTTCGTCTGAAAAACTACCTACTGCGTATTTCCAAGTCGTCCACAACTTTCTGATCTTCATCGTTTTCTCCATACCAATTCCATCTTCCATCTGGCATTTTATCAAGCATTTGCTTTCTTTCTTTTAGTTTATTATCAATTTCTTTTAGCACCTTACCTTGCGCAACAACAATTTCTTTAAGTTCAGTAATCATATTTGCGATTTGTGCTTGTGTTGGATATCCCATTATAAACTCTCCAAGTCAGTTGTAAATTGTTCAGTAGGAGTTGTATCTTTCCAAAACTCCAATGTCTTACTTACTTCAATAATTTCCTTTTCTAACTCTTTGACCATTTCGTCTGTAAGACTTAACATATTTATTCGAAGTAACCTATCAACATCATTCTTTGTTGCTTCGGTATGTTCAAGAATCATTTTACTTACATCAACTTTCTTTTGATTCTTAAACGTAATTTTATTATCAAGTACCGCCTGTATAAACTGCATCTTAACATTTAACCATCGTATGACTTCTGTATATTCTAATAGTCGAGCATCAATTCTCTGCTGTAGTATCCCAAGGCGGTAGTCACAAAAGTCCTTTACAAGATGTTTTGCATCGTCATATTCGCGTAACTTACCATCAAAATCAATCACTGTAAGGTTTTGTGCAAATGGCTTGCTTAATTTAAATTTGCTAATGACCTTAGAATCATTCCATTTTGCAGAAGCAAGTTTAAGTTTAACCTCGAACCTAAATCCATTCTTATCACAAAGATCCTCGTAAGATACAATATCTCCTTCCTCTTCTAACTTATCAAGTACCTTAACATAACCTTCTCGGTCAAAGCCGTATGGTACCTCTGTGATGGAGACCGCAGTTTTACCACGGCGTGTAAAGGCACCATACGAAATATACTTAGTTGAGTCTTCTTCTGATTGAATTACATCTCCTGTGTAATCAGGAAACTTAACTCTGATTGGTGTTCGTATTGCGTTGTTCTTAATGTACTGTAGACAAGCCTTAGCAAGGTCTGATGGATCATGCGGTAATATGTTTGTAGCAAACCCAGTCGCAATACCTTTAGTTCCATTTACAAGTACCATAGGAATGATAGGTAAATAGAATGAAGGTGGCTGATGCTCAGGATCCTCGTGAATAGGACTTAAATCAATATCCTTTATGTACTTATTGAAATTATCATGTACTCTCGAATAGACATAACGAGGAGCACCTGCTTCTTGAACGAGTCGAGTACCAAACGATCCTCTACCTTCAATTAAGCAAATGTTGTTATTCCAAGTAGCAGCCATTAATTGACCAGCACCTGCGGCCGAAGCTTCTCCGTGGTTATATCCATAATCAGAAATAATACCTGAGACTGCAGATACCTTTTTAAAATCTTTCTTGCTATTTAATAATGAAGAATAGAGATAGAACCTTTGAACAGGTTTTAGTCCGTCAATCATATTTGGAATTGCTCGACTCTCAACGGTATACATTGCGAACGATTTCCATTCGTTAGCAGCAACTTTACTAATTGGATATTCAGTACCTTTTAATTCTTCAGCAAACATTGTTAGATCTGTCATGCGAACATATACTCCTTTCTTAAACCTGAATCTTTTCCGAACATCATTTGAAATACTGAAGCATCGTCAACAGTAACAACATCATACTTCGGACAATTAATAATAGTACTATACTCATCTTCAGTTAATGAACCTAGACCTTTAATGTATCTGTGCTTATAAGCAGATTGCTTTTTAAAACTAGATGCATCTTCATATGTATAGAACCATTCTATTTCATCGCCTTTTGAACTAATCATAATCGGCGTTCTTGTAATCATAACTCTTCGTTCAGTTAATAAACGCGGCCAGAATTTATATAAGAATGCAATTAACAATGGTGATATATGTCCTATACCGTCATGGTCAGCATCAGTTAATGTAGCAATATATTTGTATGTCATATGATCCACGCTGTCTGGATCGTTAATATCAAGTCCTAGAACTGCTACTAATTCTGATAGTTCCTTGTTCTTTAATACCTCAGCCGGTTTCATATCCCAAGTATTCATAATAACACCACGAAGTGGAAATGCTCCAACCTTATCTGGGTCTCTGACCTTTAATAGGAATCCCATTGCAGAATCTCCTTCGACAATTTTTAGTGTAGCATCATCTTTATTTGCAGAGATATGTTTAGCAACTTTTACCTTGCGTAGTTTCTTTTGTGCCAGAGTAGCAGCTCTTTTATCGGCTGCTAGCTTCTTCGCAAGTTGTGCTTCAATGATTGGGTCAATTATATCAGGTGTATTTAAAATCTTCTGCGCAAGCCACTCAGCATCACGTACCTGACAGATATCTAGGTGTTCCTTAATATTACCAATTGGATTTGTTAGACGTTCTTTTGTTTGAGAATCAAATTTAGGATTCACAAAGTTACGAGCAAACATAACAAAGGTAATACCACTCTTAATTGTAGTCTTAAGAACTTCGACCTTATGACGTCTTTTAATTTTAACAGTTAACGAATCAATAATAGTATTCATAAAGTGGTCAACATATGTACCACCTTGTCTTGTATTGACACCATTTATATAACTGTTAGTTCGAAAGCCATCTTCTGAAGGTGCTATAAAGTAAGATAGATTATTTGTTTTCTCAAAGATCACAGTCTCGTTAAACATTTCAGCATACTTCTTGAAATTGTTTATCATCACCTTCTTTTTATTAAAGGAAAACTGAATCTCAGGAAATGCCATTTGTAAACTGATAAGACGATCTTCAATTAATGTAATTGTATCAAGTTCTTCTAATGAGTTGACCTCAAATAAATCAAAGTCAGGAACAAACGATACCTCAGTACCATTTCCTGCTTTATTACCTTTTTTGATTTTCATTGAGTCAGCACCGTCTTTACAACTAAGTTGAACTGACTTTTTATTAGACCATGTTTTTCCTACGAAACAACTTGATAAGAAATTCGTTGCTGCTGAACCAACACCGTTAGTTCCTATCGTAACTCTTTCATCATCAAAAGAAGTACCTGCATTTACTTTTGTCCAAGCAGCAACAGGTCTTAATATGTTTTCTTTAGATGTTTCATCAAATATTTTGTCTTGAGGAATACCACGACCGTTATCTGTGACCGTGACCGTGTTCTCATGGACTGATACATTTATTTTATTTGCGTATTTAAAATTAGTACGAATCGCTTCGTCGATTGCATTATCGAGAATCTCATCAACCATTTTAGATAAGGCAGGAACGTATGTGGCCTTTTTCCATTCTCCAAGAACAAATCTTTCAATCTCTTCTTTTGAACTTGAACCCATATACATTCCAATCCTCTCTCGAACATGCTGTCGAGCAGTAAGGATTCTAAACTGTTCTGTATTTTTTGTCAAACCTTAATCTCCATCATCAACCACCATTATACCACACTTGAGGATCAATGTCAATAGTTAATTGTATTGTCGTCAGAGCTACGTCCTTCGGAATCACGCTTTATTACTCTCTCAAACAATTCATTATGATACCATTCTACAATAGTTCTTTGTGAATGTCAATAGTTTTTTTCATATCATGTAAATTCTATATATTGTATAAGGAGCTGTCTAGTGAAAATAATTTCATAAAGTGGTTGACATCTGCCTTTCATCCTGTTAGAATAGATTTATCAAATCGTAACCAATAAAAGAAAAAGGAGTACATTATGGGATTAACAGAAAAACAAATTAGATTACTTGCAGAGCAGTCTTTTCGTGGTGGTAAACAAAAATATACAGAAGCTGAGATCAGAGATATGGTCGGAGCTCCTAGTATTGATGAAGACGATATCTGCGGTTGCGGAGAAAAGCTCGAAGAATGTCCTGAAGCATATTCACATATGACAATGGGCTATTGATTATAACTATATAACGAAAAGTTCTAAACAAATATGAAAATAACTGAACTTTTTCTCACAAAACTATTGACAAGATAGTGCAAATAGGGTATAATATAATCTGTAATTTAAAAAAACAATGGGAGTTGTTATGAATATAGAAATCGAACCAAGGAGCAATTTTGTCTCCACATCTTTACAAGGCTATATCGAAGCCTCTTACGCAGACCTAGTTAAGGTCTTTGGACATCCACAATGTACTGAATCTTCCGGTGACGGTAAGGTCGACCTTGAGTGGGAAATGAATATTCTTGATAAAGACTTCAACGCTATCCGTCCTTTTACAATATATAATTGGAAAGATTATGACGGTGGACACGCTGCAATGTCTTCTGACAAATACAATTGGCATATCGGCGGATCTTCAATGATTGTATCTCTTGAAGTTAAAGAATACTTTGATGCAATGATGGAGGCAGCGTAATGTCTAAGAAACAATCTTTTGAACAAATTAAAAAATTCTTATTAAAGGAAAAGAAGAAATACGACAAGCAAATGTTAAGTGCATCTGCTAAGGAAGAAGCTAAAAACGAAAGAGCTGCTGCCAAGCTTGCAAAAATGAAAGACTTCAGTTTGTATTCAGACGATAAGTTTGATGCTGCATCTGAATTAGGTTTAACGCAATCGTATAACGAAGGCAGTTGGGATTCCAATTGGAATTAATTGTAACGGTTCTAGTACTGTTTGGAATAATAGCAGGTTTCTTTGCTTTATTGAAAATGTTATTTGGAACTTTAGAATTTGTTTGGGATAACACTTGGTTAGTACTAGGTGTGTTCTTATTACTTTTATTTGTTATTTAATTAGGAAGTATATTAAATATGAAAGTTATTTTCTCGGGTCCTCGTGACGGACAACTTGACATGAATTTACAGGCATCGGCACTTATGGCAATCAACTTCTTTTCAGAAGAGCTTGGTATTCATAGACTCCATACCAATATTCACGTTAAATTCCATCACAAGCTCTTTGTAGACAACTCCCACAGTGAAGGATTATGCGAGTCACTGGATCCGAGAAATTTTATTTTAGATATCGCGTTGTATGGGAACTGGATATCAACACTAGCACATGAGTTAGTTCATGTAAAACAGTTTGCTCGAAAAGAATTAGATGTTGCTTTACAATATTGGAAAGGTAAAAATCACATTGATACAGAGTATTGGAAACAGCCTTGGGAAAAAGAAGCTCGAAAGCTACAGCAAAAATTAATGAAGGCCTATATGGTCAAATACGAAAGTTAAAGTTAATTGCGCTTATAGCTCAACTGGATAGAGCAACAGCCTTCTAAGCTGTAGGTTCCAGGTTCGACTCCTGGTAGGCGCGCCAAATAGAAAAAGTTATGAAGAAAAGAAATAAAACAAACCCAGTCGCAAAGAACATAAATAAGTTCAATAAACCTGCGACACATAAAGATCGTAAGAAGGCTGCGAATCGTAGACCTGCGAAGTATAAACAATTTGAGAAGGAGTGAAATGGTAAATACTTTAGAGACTGAAATTATAATGTTGCGTCAAGCAGTCGCTGACGAACAAAAACAGAAGTACGAAGCATATAAAAAAATATCTGCTTTGAACACTAAGATAACACAACTTGAAAAGGAAATCGCAAATGGACATACTAGAGTACTTTCAGGAACTGGAAAGGCATGATTGGTATTACAATTATTCAGACGATCATACAGTATGGGAACGCGGTAATCGCAATGCCCATAGGCTTCAAGCAATTGCTGCTGAGGATCAACTCTTAGGTCGTATGTATGCTGATTATTCAAAATGGGTATTTCTCGACGTTAGTGAAAGAGAAAGAACAAACAAGCCAACGGCCAAATCTTATTTGATATGAGATTGTTAGAAGATACTGTGGGAGACATCAGAATTTTTTCTGAACGTCCTTATGGTTATAAAAGATATATCGTTAACTATCCTGACGGTAGAGAAACCATGTATAGTGGTTTATGGTACAAGTTGGATAGAATAAAAGAACTTATTACAAAAGAAGTTAAATGAAAACGATAGCACAAGGAGAAAAGTTTAGAGTATTAGAACACAGAGTGTTTGGACTAAACATAAATCCATTTCGTTATTATATCTTAGAGGATAGCCGTGAGGCAACAAGATCCCAAGGTGTGGATTATAACGTTAAGCTTACTTACTTCTATTGGTTTACTGAACCGCAAATGAAATTATATTGTCATGATATATTTGATGATGTTTTTAAACAAGGAGTATGGCCTAAGTGAAAGAAGAAGTTTTTGTATTTGATATAGACGGAACGTTAACAGATTCTCGTCAACTTATAGATAAAGATTTTGAAACGTTTATGCTTGAATTCTGTAAGGACAACGATGTATACCTCGTAACAGGATCCGACAGATCAAAGACCTTTGAACAAATAGGACCTATTCTATATGAGTCTGTAAAAGGAGTCTGGCATTGTAACGGTAATGAATATTGGGAAAAGAGTCGCAGAGTAGATCAAAACGAAATGAAGGTCAGCTATGAATTCAGAAATTATCTTGAGCAGCTTGTAAATAAAACTCGTTATCCAATTAAGACAGGTAATCATATTGAACAAAGAACAGGTATGGTTAACTTTTCAATTGTAGGAAGAGATTGTAACGATATACAAAGACAGCAATACTTTGATTGGGATTCGCAGAATCATGAAAGATCTTGTATTGTAAAACAGATTAATGAAGACTATCCAAAGCTGCATGCTTCAATAGGTGGTCAAATAAGTATTGATATTGCTCCTCGTGGAAATAATAAGTCACAGGTCGCGAAGATCCTAAATAAAGAATACAAGTTCATTCATTTCTTTGGAGATAGAATGGAATATGGTGGAAACGATTATCCACTTGCACTTACAATTGACTTAGGTAAGATGGGATGGAATTATCCTGTTGAATCTTGGCAAGAAACCTGGGAGAGGTTAAAAAAATTATGAAAAGAATAACATACACACATCCAATGAAAGAAGGAGTATCCTTAGAAGTAGTTGGCAATGTCGAAAAGGTAGAAGGTGATACAACATACATTCGTAGAATAGACGGATATATTGTAGACTTTCCAACAGCAAATATAACCGAAGAGGTTGACCTGGGAGAATAATGATCCGTAGCGAACGTGGTGAGAAAAAGATAGATTGGTACGTTAAGTGGGCGGCATCTATGTTAGTTATGTTGGCAATCTGTGCAAGAGCCGCAGGTCCTGAGTTTAGAGATATTGATTTAATAGCAGGTACGGTTGGCATTGCCTTATGGTTATGGGTATCATTACTTTGGGAAGATAGAGCGTTAATATTATTAAATGGAGTTTCTTTCTTTGTGTTATGTATGGGAGTTATGCGCGAGTTTGGTCCTCTCATTACAAAATTTAATTTACTCGCATGGCTAATTAATTAACTCTTAAGGTACTAATAGGAATATATAATGAATAATAGTGAAACAAAAAAACTAGTTGACGCTTTATTGAAAGGCGTTGTAACAGTATCATTTAAGAAGATCAATACAGAAGAGGTACGTATTATGCCTTGTACATTGAATGTTGATGTTCTTAAAGAAAATAAAATTGAAACAGTGATTAAGAATTTCTCTGCTGATTCAGAACACATTGCTGCTTGGGCAATGGATAAGAAAGCATGGAGATCGTTTCGATTAAATACAGTAATATCATGGGAAGAAGGTTATCCTTCTCAGGGAGCAAATAATGAGTAATTGGCCAGAGTCAACAGAGTGGCATGACGGAGAACGTAAAGAATTTATATTTGATAATTACATTGTGTCTTTAGTTAGATTTACAGGTTCATACGGATATAAAGATAATTTATGGGAGCTTGCTATTATAGAAAAAGATACTCAAGATTTTGTGGACTTGCCTATTGATGTATTAAACGAGTACCCAGCAGCCGATACTGGAATATATGGTTATTTAAATGATCCTGAGGCTGATAGGATTATTGAAGAAGTAAGGAGATACGATGCCAATGAAGTTCAAACCTAGTCAGGTTGTTAAAGATAGACAAACAGGAAAACTAACAACACAGCATTTTTATATGAAGTCAACTTCAACAAAAGAATTGCTTGAGGCGTTAGAAAAATCAAATACACAACCGAAGTTAAAACAAAAAGTTCGCAATGAACTTGTTAGACGAAAGGTTACACATGCCTAAGTTTGAAGATAAGCTCGAAAATTTATCCTTTCGTGCAATGCAATTACTTATTATTATGGGTCTTGCACTTTGGATAGTAATAGGAGCTGTTTTTTTGAGAGATTTGTTTACTGATGATATAGTTGGTTATACAGATCATGGTATTATTATTCGCGAAAGCGATTTGGAGAAAGATGATGAGCAGAAATAGAACTGCACTAATTAGAAGTGAAACATTAAACGGAACAAACGATTCGGGTTCAGGTGGCCCAGATTCTATGTTTGTTGTTGACCTACTTGAAAATGGACAAGTCGTTGAAACACGCAGGCTGCCAGGAAAGAGTAGATCTTATGCAAATGATGTTGTAGAGAATTGGGAATCTGGTCTTATACAACTTCTCGTAGATTAATAAATAATTGTATGCAATACTTTTCAGCAAACACAATCTCAGGTAGAATTCAATATAATCTTGAAAATCTAACCGACGACAATATCGACTCTTTTGGTGATTGGGCTATTGCTAACACTGATTTTTATGTTGTTAGAGTAGCAGATGGTGATGAGCTTACCAACGAAACAAAGTGGTGGGACTTTTCCGCTAATACAGTAATGGATAAAACTGAAATTAGTTTGACATATTCGCATTCACATACAGAAGCTGACTTCTTTTCCAATACAACCTTTGCCGATATTATAGACCCAGAAAGTGGATTGCCTGCAACTATTGGAAGAGTTGATGTGCCTGAAGAAACAACACAAGTTGTGTTTAACGATTATGATATAATAGAAACTGCCGCCAATACTTCAGTGACCATTTCAGACATACCAACAGAAGATACTTATATATGGGTTAATGCTCAAGTAGTTAATACTGCATCATCAATTACAGTTACGTGCCCTTCAGTTGTAGAGATTGATACCCCTAAATATTATCGTAAAGATATAGATATCAGGATAAGTTAAATGCCATCAACAAGATCAGGAAACCCACAATATTATTCGGAGCTCCGACTGCGTTATCAAGGAACCTCGTCGGGAGCAGCTTATGCTTCAAATTATCGAAACCGTGATGGTTCATGGAATTGGAGTGCAATGACAGGTTCAAGTGATACCCATAGAGTTCGTGGAAGACCAGTATTTACACCTCGGCCAGGTACAGAGCGTCTTCAGTTTTGGTTCTATTCTTCTGGATGGTATATACGTTTCAATCCAACACCAACGCAAGTGGCTACTACAGACTATGGTGCAGCAATAGGAACAGATATGTATTATTATGGTAATAGTACAAGTGCAAGTTATCCAGCATATAATTCTGGCGTATGGTCAACAGGAAACATTATGAGGTGGTTTGGCGGATTAAGATATTATATGTTACAAGCACATAATAATGTTAATGGGTATCGAGCAACTCTTGGGTACGTTTGGAATATCAATTCAGATGAAAGATTAAAAACGGATATTAAATACATCGGTGATAGAAGCGGACATAGAATATATACTTGGAAATGGAATAAGATTGGAAACTCCCTTGGCGAAAAAGGACTTTCATCCGGAGTAATTGCACAAGAAGTAAAAGAATATATGCCGGAAGCAGTAACTATGAATCCGAATGGTTATTACCAAGTAAATTACAAAATGCTAGGATTAAATAAAAGAAGAGGAATGGAAATTCATGAAGGAGGCATCTATTCATGAGCGATGAAATTTGGACACCTAATTTAGTTACAATGTCATCAGGACTTCAAGTACAGCCTTTAACGGATGGAGACGAAAACGAAAATTCAGTTTTAGAATGTATTGAATTAGCTAAGCAAGCTTGGCTGTCTGATAACCCAGGTTCCACTACATTAGGTTGGGAGCTGATTTCAGATTTGGAACGCGATGAGTATTTGGAAGAACAAATGCGAAACGCTGGATACACAAAATCATTAGTAAATGGTTACACACACTACGAGTAAAAAACATGACAAAATACAAAGGACACAACGTCGAAGTAATAACACCACTCAAGAAAAAGATTATTGATGAGGCAACTAAGCCTTTCGATTGTTACAATGAAGGTCCATTTAAAACTTCATTAAGTAAAATGGATGGTGTATTTAGAAAAGAAGTTGTTTCATATAGAGTTAAAGACGGTTATCTTTTCAAAGAAACTGCTATACGAGACTTTTCCGATGGTGATTATCACGACACCGTTAAAATCGAAACTTTGCACTCAGTAGAAAAATAAACTTATCTTCTACCGCCGTAAGAGCTTGCCATTCCTTTTGCCCATACTGCTTTGGATGCACACCTCGGACAAAGGGTGGTATTATATATAAATGCAAAGTGTAATACAGGTCCTGTATATTTACAATTCTTTGTTCTACAAGTCAAGTAATTATTCGCCTGATATACTACTTTTTCGTCCATGCCTGCGCACCAAAGAACGCAGCGACGATTCCGGCAACAGCAATAAAATATACTCCTGCCATATCTCCTAAAATGTCGGCTGCCTTTTCGTACCCAACAACGTTAGATCCTATTACTAAAGCAGGATAAGCTAACATTCCATATAATGAGAACCACGCCATCTTACGTTGTGCATCTCTCATAGCATCTTGATCTTCAAGTTCTTTTCGTTTGAACTCTAAATACATTCCTTCTTCCGCCTTGGAAACTTTACCGTCTCCATTGGTATCAGCAGGATGATGCCCACTTGCTTTTATTTCTTCTTCGCCCATTATGATTCCTTTTTAATCAAAGTCCATATGCCCCAGCCTAGACCAAGCCAAGCTGCGATTTTTACTATTCCACCGAATAATATAATAGATCCACAAATTGCGATTAGCACACCTCCATCTAATGAAGTTCTTTCGCCTAATCTACCTTTAATCCAATCTAACATATATTTCTCCTTTTTTGTTTTTCACTAAACTATATAATCAATACGTTCTTTTCGAGCAGTATGTTTTATACCGTCTTTAGTTACGTAAGGTTTAGTGATACCTTTACTTCCTTCCTTTTTGTATAATAATGTTACCATACAATAGGTCACCGAAGTTAGCATAATTGCTAATAATATAAATTCCATTTTAAAATCCTATTGATTCACCACACCCACACGAGTTGGTTTCTTTTGGATTGATAATTCTAAATGATTCATTCAATCCTTCTTTAATATAATCTAATGTCGCACCTTCTAAGAAAGGCTTTGACACTTCGTTTACAACTAACTTAAACTTTCCGTAATCTGTTATATTATCATCGTTGCCGATTACATCAGCATACTCAATAACATACTCATACCCAACACAGCCGCCAGCAGTAACGCCAACCCTAATAAAGCTAGGTTGCGATCCTGACGTTCTTTTAATCGCCTGAGATATTGCTGCATCGGTTAGTTCCATATCTTAACAGCAAGTACAAGTGCAACATTTACAACAACTACATTTGCGCATGTCTTTCTCCTTATTTTTTCTTTTCGAGTTTATCGAGACGTTTATTAATAACGTCTATATGTCCTAGGAGTTCTGTTGTTCCACCGAGAGCAACTGGAGGATGACTATCAATTTCAAGATCTTGTAATCTATCTTCGAGTTCATCAATCTTTGTTGTTATGTGCGGATACTTTTTTCTCCAAGCAAGCGGATCTGATTCTAACCAAGTCCAACCCCATCTCCATACTAAATATTCTAATAATGAATCAAATTTACCAACAGCCCATAGAGCCATTTTTGTATCTTTGAACCAAAATAGAAATCCAGCACCTGCGATGGAACCAAGAATTGCTGTATAGATCCACAATGTATCAGTTAGTAATCTTTCTATAATGTCCATTAATTGTCCTTAGTATGTTTTGTATAATTATCCATACTATGATCTGCAAGGCCGTCAAACGGCTTTAGGTTAATCCACGAGGTAACTATACCGCGCAGTTTATCTTTTAACTTTCTCCACCAAGCTAAGTTCTTGATGATACCACTGTAATTAAAATACATAACTTGGCCATGATGACGATACCCCATAATCCAAGGTGGTATGACAGCAACTAGGTCGTTGTTATTTACAAAACGATAATGCTCTACTTCAGCCATGTTTCTTACAAACTCTGCGTTACCTACTCTTGGTGATCCAAAGGTATATAATACAGGTTTATGTACTTTTAATCTTGAAGCTGCAATTGTTGCCATTGCTCCACCGAGTGAATGTCCACAAATTGAAATCTTCTTACCGCCATGTTTTCCAAATTCTTTTAATACGTCTTTCCAAATATCATCTATTTCGGTTTGAAATCCGTTATGTACCCAACCACCAACTTGAGCTTTATCAGGCCAAATATTTAAATCTGCTTTAAGATCGTTGAGTTCGGTTGGTTCTGTTCCACGGCAGCATAAAACAAATTCTTCTTTATTCCATACACAATGTGCTTGTGCGCCGTCTTTGTCGATAAACTTATGGCCTGTATATCCTAAGGCCTTAAATAATGGTTTGGCTTCTTTACCATCTTCATAAGCAATCTTTGCCATTTCTGCTTTTTTCGTAGCTTCACTTTTTACATCACTAAATTGTACTTTATGTTTCATACTTTCTCCTATTGAGATATATACAATTATGTTCAGTAATTATTTATAAATAGTTACATATACAATTTTAAAATATTTAATAAGGTGAAATGAATGGCAAACAATCTAAAAGAACTTACACGACAACATCACGATAACGCAGAAAGAACTGAATTCGCAGATATGTTACTAGGCGGAGGAATCGCTCCAAAGCTTTATCAAGAATACTTACACGCACAGCTTCAAAATTATATGGTATTAGAATCAGCGGTAGAAATACCAATGGAACTTGAACCTATATTTAGATCAACTCAAATGGAAGAAGATCTTCAAGAGTTAGAATCATTATATGATTTAGACGAAATAGAAGATAACTTTCAATCAACTATAGAATACAGCAAACATATTGAAACTCTTCGAGAAAAAGATGATAACGATGCTCTATTAGCGCATTTATATGTTCGTCACTTTGGAGATGCTCACGGTGGACAAATTATCAAAAAGCACGTTCCTGGAACTGGACTTATGTATGAGTTTGAAAACAGAAGAGAACTAATCATGGGTGTTCGAGAACTGTTACACGATGAAATGGCTGAAGAAGCAAAGATATGTTTTGAATATGCAGAAAGACTATTCCACGAATTAATAGATAACTTCCATAACAACTCTGAAGACTATCTTTCAGAAGGAAGCGCATTAGCAAAAACTATGAATCCGTGGAAAGATGATGATTGAGTCCGAACTATTTACAAAACTTAGAGAACTATCAGGAGATCTAATATCTTTATTTGACTCTAAGATGACAAGAGTCAAAAACGATAAACATATTGAAGACCTTGAAGGATGGTCTGATTGGTTCTGGGAATCTGATTCAATTCGCAAAGGACATTTAAAAATAATTGAACCTGTAGGAAAAAATAAATTATGGCTTATGCATGTTAATTTATTTCCTTCGTTTGATTCTGATCTTCCAATCTTTGGTTTGGATATTGTAGCAAATTCTAAAAAGATTTCTGGTTGCTTTTGCGACTATTCTCCACTTACAGAACATCGTCATATATTCCTAGACAAGTTTGTATTAGAAACAAAGGACTTATCTTGGACAAGAGCAAGAGAAATGCCAGACTGGGCTAAGGAAATATTTTCCGAACATATTGTAGGTGCAGGTAGTATTCGAGAAGGAGAAGAAACCGAGCAGCTTTGTAACATGGCTTGGAAGCTTGCACAATTCTATACAATGGAAATGAATAATCCTATTCATTCAAAATTAGATCTTAATACAAAAGATGCACAAAACAAATACTGTAAATATCAAAAGCAGAATAAAATGCTTCATACCTCAATACTCGCAATGGGTATAACAGAGGAACGTAAGAATCAATATGTAGAAAATGTTCTGTTTGAGGAATGTTAAATTATTCAGATTCGTTATATATTGTATAACAAAAAAAGTTCTTAATTCGGTTTAGATCTTTTATATATAGTATCGTAAGATAACAGTATATGTTACTTTACGAAACAAATCTAACCCAATACAAGGAGAACTTTTTCCATGAAGAAGTTAATTATGGTCGGCCTAGCAATGGAGCAGGAGGACAATGAACACCGTACTGCATAACCTTAAAGATAACGGCAAGTTATGTCATTTCTGTGACTGGACATATCTTATTACTATAGCCGCTTTCTCAGTCTCACTTCCTTTCATCATCATTCTCTTAGCTTAAATTTGTTAATAAATAGTTTGACATTAGTTAAGCAATAGATTATAATAGACTAGTTCAGTGGATTAATTCTGCTGAATTAGTTTATTTTACATATTTAAAAAATAACCATTGACATATCGTCCTAACTAGTATATAATACAAGGTATACATGACAAAAAAAGAATCTAAGGAAAATACTGATATGTCCGTTGTTGCTTTAACACCAGATAAAATTCACCACGAGATTAGTAGACACATTTCAAAAGGAGTACCATATATTGATGCTCTTGTTCACTTTGCAGATAAGAATGGAATTGAGATTGAAACTATTGCTCAAATTGTAAAAAAGAGTTCTGTGCTCAAAGAAAAGATACGAACCGAAGCAGTTGATCTCAAGATGGTGAAAAAAGAAAATGAACAAGATATCACAAACTTTAGTAAGTGATGATCCGTTTAACGCTTACGTAAAATTTCTGGCATTAAGAAAACATTTTACAACGGACAATTACGATTACTTTAAATATAATGGAAAAGTACGTGCAAACAGAGAAACATTTATGTCTCGAAACGACGCGTACTCATTCGCAAAATTAGCGAAAAAAGATGACCCACAAGGACTTATTTTAAGTAATATTTTAATAAATAAAAACATCTGGATTAGAGACTTGCTTGACAGCGAAGCCGAAGCCAGATATACGAATTGGAGGAAGAGGATAGAATCATTAGGTTATATCTTTAAATCCGAGCTTGCTCATCTTAACGATGAATACAAGCGAAACTTTATATCGAGAGATGGACAACATCCTCTTGTGATGACATTGTTGTTACAAAAGAAGATTAGTTTGGAAACTTTTACTATTCTTTCTCACAGTGCGAATATATTTTCATACTGGAGTGAAAAAGTAGTTGACAAACACGTATCTTTTGATATAATAAACAAATCGCGAAAGTATAAACCCTTTCTCGATTATGATACGAATCGTTTCAATGCAATTGTAAAGGAACGGTTTGAATTTTAATACGACGCTATATAACGCTATACATAAAAGGAGAAAATTATGGCACTAACAGACTTCTCTTCATTGAAGAAGAATCGCTCGAAGACCTTGGATAAGTTGAACTCTCAGCTTGAAAAGATATCTTCAAAATCATACCAAGATCCTAACGCAGGAAAATTTTGGAAACCAACGAGAGACAAAGCCGGTAATGGATTCGCAGTAATCCGTTTCTTGCCTGCACCTCAAGGTGAAGAAATGCCTTTCGTTAGAATTTGGGACCATGGGTTCCAAGGACCAACAGGTCTATGGTATATCGAAAACTCTCTAACCACTTTAAATCAGGATGATCCTGTATCAGAGTTTAACTCTAAACTTTGGAACAGTGGTGTTGAGGCAGACAAGGAACAAGCACGTAAACAGAAGCGTAGGCTGAAGTATACTGCTAATGTATATATTGTTAAGGACCCAGGCAATCCTGAGAACGAAGGCAAGGTATTCATGTATCAGTTTGGTAAAAAAATCTTTGATAAGTTGAATGATTTAATGAATCCAACTTTTGAGGATGAAGAACCAACAAATCCATTTGATCTATGGGAAGGTGCAAACTTTCGTCTAAAGATCAGACAGTTTGAAGGTTACCCAAACTATGACAAGTCTGAGTTCGATCCAGCTTCTGCATTATCTGATGACGATGCCGAGTTGGAAAGAATTTGGGGTGAACAACATTCTCTACAAGAATTAGTTGGACCTAGTAATTTCAAAACATACGCCGAGCTTAAAACAAAGCTGTACCGTGTACTTGATTTACAATCGGAAGAACCAGTTGCAGCTGCTCCAGCAGTTGAAGCGGCTGATTCAGATTTGGATCTATCAAATATGTCCAATGATACTGCTGCGGCAGAACCGAAAATGGCAAGCGCTGAACCTGATGCAGGATCAACCGCTAGTGATGATGATGATGACCTTAGTATTTTTAAGGAATTGGCACGTAGTTAATATCGGCACGGAGGGATCTTTTGGTCCCTCCCTTTTTAAGGAGGACATATGTCTATAGAAAAAGAAACCACAATATTAGATTTTGATTTTGGGTTTACTGCCGTTGATGCTGATGAATTAGAAGTAGTTCGAGAAGCAAGAGAGCAGGTTGAAACAACATCTGCGTCTGCGGAATCAAACGCTGCTAAGGCTCAATTAATATATGATGCGGTTGTACCGCTATTGAATAACTTAAAAGCTAACCCAGAAAAGGATTATATATATTGGCCAAACCGATATGAGAAACTTGATGCGTTTGCTGATAAGTTACATTCTATTTTAAGTGGAGAATAATTATGAGTTTACTCGATAAAATGTTGAAGGCAGGATCAATCAAGCAGGCATCTGCTCTGAATAATTCAGCTTTCTTTAAGGATAAGGATCCTATTCAAACAGAACTACCAATTGTAAATATTGCATTTAGTGGTTCGTTGAAAGGTGGTCTTATTCCAGGTCTAACAGTTGTAGCAGGAGAATCTAAAAGTTTCAAAACTTTACTCGGCTTATATTGTATGAAGGCTTATTTGAAAAAGTACCCGAAAGGTGTTGCTTTGTTATACGATTCTGAATATGGTATTACACCAGAGTATTTAGAATCTTTTGATATTGATACTAGCAGAGTACTTCACATTCCAATTGAAGATGTTGAACAATTAAAGTTTGATATTGTAAACAGATTGGATGAAGTATCAACAGGTGACAATGTAATGGTAATGATTGATTCAATCGGTAACCTTGCTTCGAAGAAAGAAGTTGAGGATGCAATGAATGAGAAATCAGTTGCTGATATGTCGAGAGCAAAAGCTCTTAAGTCATTGTTCAGAATCATTACACCTAGATTGACGACAAAGGATATTCCTTGTATCGCAGTCAACCATACATATAAAGAGATTGGGTTATTTCCTAAGAACATTATATCAGGTGGTACAGGTATTTACTATTCTGCTAATCAGATTTTTATTATATCAAAGGCTCAAGAGAAAGAAGGTACCGACCTCGCAGGTTGGAAGTTTACCATCAATATTGAAAAGTCAAGATATGTAAAAGAAAAAGCTAAGTTGCCGTTTAAGGTATTATATGACAAAGGTATTCAAAAGAACAGTTCCTTAATGGATCTTGCGATTGAGTCCGGTCATATCTCAAAGGCAACACAAGGTTGGTATAATCTTACTGATCTTGAGACAGGTGAAGTTATTGAACCAAAGCGTAGAGGAAAAGATATTGAGGAAGACGATGTATTCTTCAAGTCTTTAATCAAAAACGAAATGTTTAATAAATTCATCGAAAGAAAATACAAGCTAACCAATGTGGAGGGACACGATGCTCGAGAAGACGATCTTATCGAATCTGATACTGAATGAGGACTTTTGCCGAAAGGTATATCCTTATCTAAAACCAGATTACTTCGATGATAACGTACTTCGTAAGGTATTTGAAACGGCTTCAGAGTATTTAGAAAAATACAAGGAGCCGCCTTCAATTGAAGCTTTAAAGATTGCAGTTGATAAAAGAAAAGATTTAACTGAGGATACATATCAAGGAGTTCATTCATTAGTAAGTGAACTCTCAATTGATAAAGATACACAAATTGATTTCTTAATTGATGAAACCGAAAAGTTCTGTCAAGACAAAGATTTGTATAATAGTATTCGTAAATCAATTCTTATTCTTGATGGCCAAGATACTGAACAAGGTAAAGGCGAAATACCAAGGTTGTTATCCGACAGCTTAGGTATCAGCTTTGACCAATCTGTAGGTCATGACTTTCTTGAAGATGTTGATGATCGTTATGAACACTATCATCGTAAAGAAGAAAGGATTCCATTTGATATTGATATCCTAAACAAAATTACAAAAGGTGGCATACCTCGTAAATCTATGACTGTCTTGTTGGCAACGACAGGTGGTGGTAAATCTTTGATTAAATGTCACATGGCAGCAAATCATTTGATGTATGGCAAAAATGTATTATACATTACGATGGAAATGGCTGCTGAAGAAATCGGCCGTCGTATCGACGCAAACATTATGGATATTACTTTGGACGAAGTTGCTGAAGTTCCTCGTGATGTATTTGAAAAAAGAATGGCTCGATATAAAACAAAGACAACAGGTAAGCTTGTCATTAAAGAGTTTCCTACAGGTTCAGCGCACAGCGGACACTTCCGTCATTTGCTGAATGAACTCAAACTTAAAAAGAACTTCAGTCCTGATGTTATCTTTTTAGATTACCTGAATATTTGTTCTTCATCTCGAGTTCGTGGTGCGGCTGCCGCAAACAGTTATACTTTAGTTAAATCAATTGCAGAAGAAGTTCGTGGATTGGCAATGGAATATAATTGTGCAATCGTTACTTCATCTCAATATAACAGAGATGCTTATGGTAACTCTGATGTTGATTTAACAAATACTTCTGAATCTATGGGTATCACTCATACAGCAGATGCAATATTTGGTCTTGTAAGTTCTGAGTATCTTGATGAAATGAATCAGCTAATGATAAAGCAGTTGAAGAATCGTTGGGGAGATATCAGTTACTATCGAAGATTCCTAGTTGGTATTGAAAGAGCAAAGATGAAAATCTATGAGCTTGAAGAATCAGCTCAGCAGAATATTAATCTTGATGGTCCTGGAGGTGGTCAAGCCGCGGGAAAGAATCAGAGCTCTGATGGTCCTGTTTTTGACAAGACCGATATAGGAATGCGATTAAACAAAAGAAATCCAAGCAAGAACGTATTTGGAGATGTACAACTCAGGTAGGTTATCTGTATAAATAAACTCTAGATATATACATAATATAGGGTAAGTAATGAAACGATTTAGTTCATTTATTGCAGAAGCTAGTTTTTTAAAGCCTGACTATGTTATAGGACATAAAGTTGCTTATAACGGAAAAGGCTTCAAAGAATTGTCTGCATTGGGTTATAAGGCAGGAGATCACTTTGAAATTATAGCAGCGACCAAAGCTGACTATACTTATGGTGATGGTCCTGAAGAAAAATACCTAAAAGCTCCAAATGGAAAAGTCATTCATATGAAAGGAAGTACTTCTTTCAAGTCAAGTTCTTTTACTCATGTTAAGACTTCAGGTTCTCCACCTACTGGTGCTGAATGGGAAGATGTAATTGTTTATGCTTATAATAAACGTAACAATAAACCAACAGATCCTGAAACAATCGCAGTAGCAGAGAAGTTCAGTAACTATATGGATGTTGCTGATAAAATCGCAGGCAACTTTAATAGTCAATTAAAAGCAAAACAATTAGTACAAACTGGTCGAGGTATGGGTGCTGTTAGTTTAGGACCTATATGGAAAGAAACAGGTGCTAAGAATAAAACACCAAAGACCGATATTGCTTCTTCTGATTTTAAAGAAAAGATATCATTAAAGAAAGCAGGTGGTTCTCAACTTGCTTCACCAACCAAAGCAGAAGCTATCGCAATCGTTAAAGCAGCAATGTCTGAAATGGGCGAAGATAGAGGAATGGCAACCAAGCTTGTTCAAACAATGGAAACAAATATGTCTTCGTTAGTATCAAGAGTTGCCGCTGGTGATTTGCGTAAACAATCAAAAGCTGGTGTAAAGACAGATGCAGTAATTGATTTTCAAAAGAAAGATAAAGGTAATAGAGAATTAACTAAAATGCTCGAAGACCTTATTAATCAAGATACAGCAGTTAATGCTTTGTTTAGTAAACATGTTGTACTTGAGGCAGCAACTGGTAATCATAAGTTCGGTACCGCATCTTCTCCAGCTGCAGCTAATCTTTTAGGTAAGTTTACATTAACAGGTGATATTGAAGTACAACCTATTAACAGTATTAAAGATTCTATTATTATTAAATATGCACAAACAGTTAAACCTGTCGTTTCATTTAAATCAGGTGGTGGCGGTGCTCCTGCTTATTCAGCATTACGATTAGGCATTAAAGAATCAGAAACATTAAAAGGTATTGTACTATCTGAAATGGAACAACTTGACGGTTTAATGTTAACCGAAGATTTTCTATCAGAAGGTCCACTTGATATGTTAAAGAATGCAAGTGATTGGGCAAAAGATAAAGGTGCTGCATTTGTTAATAAAGTTAAAGCCGCAGTTAAAAATGTTCTTTCTAAAGTAACTGCAGTACTTAAAAAGATCGCAAAGATGGGTAAGAAAATGTTTGCTTCTCTAATGAAGTTTTTAGGAGTTGATGTTAAATCGGCAATAGGAATACCAGGAAATATTTCTTTATGAAAAATTATAAACAATTTATAGATGAAGGACCAAACGATCCTGCGATATTTAAAGCTATCTTTTTAGCAGGCGGTCCCGGTTCAGGTAAATCTTTTATGGTCGGTAATACATCTTTAACCTCTCATGGATTTAAAGTTGTTAATTCAGATGATATATTTGAAAAAGCAATGGTTAAGGCAGGTGTTACAATGGATGCTGAAGGTATCTTTTCTGCTCAAGGTCAAGCATTAAGAGACAAAGCAAAAAAGATAACAGGTGCTCGCATGGAGCGATGGATCGAAGGTCGTCTAGGATTGGTCATTGATGGTACAGGTAAAGACGAAGCAAAGATAAAGTCACAAGCAGAAAAGTTAAAGTCTATAGGTTATGAAGTCGCAATGATTTTTGTAAATACAGATTTAGATACTGCGATTAAACGTAATGACTTAAGACCAAGATCATTACCAACTCCAACTGTTGTAACAATGTGGAAATCAGTTCAAAAAAATATTGGTAGATTTCAAGGATTATTTAAATCAAACATGTTAATTCTCGATAATTCACAAGGGGAAGATTTTCAATCTGCTATTCGTGTAGGTTATAAATTTGGTAAAGCGTTTGCAGAAAAACGAGTTGCTCATGCCAAAGCAATTAAATGGCTTGCTTCATTTAAAGAAGGTATGATAGAGGCAACATTAGCATCAACTCATGCAGCTGTACTTGACGCATTATGGACCGATGTTAAAAAGAAATTAGAAACAGATTTAAGACGCGGTGGTAACTTAAAGGACCTTGACGATATAGCAAAATTAGTTAATAAACGAATCGAGCTTGATACAAAGCATAAAGGATATTCAAGGTTGAAGAAAAGAAAATGAAGTCATATAAAACATACATAGCAGAAGCAGACGCAAATCTACATATGACACACCTTGAGGATGCTGTAATAGACGGCGGAGTAAAAGGTACAAGGAATGTAATTAATTATATTCGTCATATTCGAGATATGTTATCTGGTAATACAAAAGCTCCTGTTAGTTTAACAACTAAATGGGACGGCGCGCCTGCGATCTTTGCTGGAACTGATCCTGCTGATGGAAAGTTTTTTGTGGCAAAGAAAGGAGTCTTTAATAAGAATCCTAAATTATATAAATCAAATACAGAAATAGATAATGATCTGAGTGGTGAACTCAATAGCAAATTTAAAGTTGCTCTTGCAGAGTTTTCCAAGCTCGGAATTGAAGGAGTAGTACAAGGTGATTTCTTATATACGAATGACGATCTTAAAACGGAAAATATTGATGGAGAACCGTGTGTTACTTTCCATCCTAATACCATTGTTTACGCGGTACCTAAAGCATCAAGCCTCGGTCAGAAAATATCAGGATCGAAAATCGGTGTGGTCTGGCATACAACATACGGAGGATCAAGTCTTGAATCAATGTCTGCAAGTTTTGGAAAGGCGATATCAACAAAACTTAATAACATTACGTCAGTCTGGCACGTAGATGCAACTTTTGAAGACAAGTCAGGTAATGCAACATTTACCGCAGCAGAAACAAAAGCATTAACTGCTTCGCTATCAAAGGCAGGCAAGTTATTTAATACAATAGATGCAAAAACATTAAATGAACTTGGAACAAACGAAGAACTTAATGTAAGAATCAACGCATATATTAATTCAAAAGTACGTCAGGGTCAACGTATTGGTTCAATTAAACCTTTTGTATCAAACCTACAAAAATACATACAAGAATATTATCAGAAAGAAGCAGATAAGCGTAAGACTCCTGCTGGTAAGAAAACACAAATGGATAAAGCAACGGCTGTATTGGCAATCTTTGATAAAAAGAACACAAGAAAGCTCGAAGCAATCTTTACTCTATATGACTCTTTAGTTGATATGAAATACATTATCATAGCAAAACTAAATCAAGTAGGTGGATTGAAAACTTTATTAAAAACAAAAAATGGATTTGAAGTTACAGGACAAGAAGGATTCGTTGCGATTGACCATTACGGCAAAAACGCATTGAAGATTGTGGATCGTTTAGGATTCAGCCTTGCTAACTTCTCAGACAAATATATTAAAGGGTGGCAAAAATAATGGCATTCGTAACAGTACCAGGAAGTAACGGAACATGGGAATATGACAACGCAGCTACAGCAGCTGATACATATTCTGATAGTCCAGGAACAGTAACCGCAGGTGTAAGATCATTTACAACACCAGGCGGAGTAACAACACAAACTTATATTAAATGTAGAAAACCAGGAAAGACTCTAATCAATGGCGAAATTAATAAAGATTTCTATGATAACAGATTTTCAAACGGTACACCATAATAGTTGACACAAGTCTTAAAGTTTGTTATAATATATAAAATTATGGTTCGTAATGTGTAAGTGATCTAAGCGCTACTCGGCGCAGCACTCCGAATCAGTATAATAGGAGTAATTAAATTGGGAAGAATTAACGACAGAGGCCACGACGGTGGCAATATATGGCGATGGCAAACAATTGAAAAATACGTACGAAAGAATGGATGGACAAAAGGCGCTGAACTCGGAGTATGGCTCGGAGAAACCTTTAAGCACTTGGTTAAAACTTGTCACCATCTTCACCTTATTGGTGTTGACTTATACGAAGCTCAGCCCGGATATGACGGACCAGAACAATGGACGCGGGGCGAAAATGGCCATTCTTGGGACCACGAGGCTTACTATCAAGACTTAGTTAGATTCTGTCAAGGATATCCAGGCAGAGCAGAAATTATTAAAGACTATACAACAGAAGCAGCAAAAGAAGTTGCAGACGAATCATTAGACTTTGTTTTTATTGATGCTGACCATAGTTATAATGGAGTAATGCGAGATGTACAAGCTTGGGCTCCAAAGGTCAGAAAAGGTGGAATGATTATTGGGCATGATATACATTTTCCAACTGTGAAAGAAGCAGTTGTTGAATTATATGGTGAAGACGGTTATATAGTTGAGGATGATTTCCTATGGCTTGTCGAAAAGACGTAGTAGTAATAAATTTTTACGGAGGACCTGGGTCAGGTAAATCAACCGCAGCTGCAGGTCTATTTTATAATATGAAGATGGCAGGCTATAATGTCGAACTGACAGATGAGTTTGCTAAAGAATGTGTTTGGGAAGGTAATATCCCAATGCTGCAAGATCAACTTTGGGTATTAGGACATCAACATAGAAAGATATTAAGACTATCTGATAAGGTTGATTATATCATAACTGATAGTCCTGTATTATTAAGTCCTATATACCGCGAAAGATATGGTGGAAGCATATATACAGACCTTATTGACAAAATGGCATTAGAGTGTTATAATTTGTATGAACACAATATAAACTTTATGCTAACAAGACCTGATGATTTTGAACAAAACGGTAGAGCACAAGATGAAACAGAGTGTCGTGAAATCGATGAAGCAATTATAAAACAATTTGAACTATTGGATATTGCATATATAAAATTAGAATCAAACGATAACGCAAAGGCAGCATTGTTTCATATCGCAGGCTTTTAAGAGGTTGATAAATGAATGTACATATTGAAAAAAAGTTAAGACATATTTGGGTTGGTCCAAAACCAGCTCCCTTAACATGGATGTATACTTGGAGAGATAAACACCCTGATTGGGAATATAGTATTTTTACAGATGCAATGTTAAAAAATCGTAACTGGTATAATCAACATTTAATTGAAGAGTATTACAAACAAAAAGCATGGTGTGGTGTTTCCGATTTAATTCGTTATGAGTTGCTATATGAAGAAGGTGGATTTATTGCTGAAGCAGATATGATCTGTTTAGAAAACACCGATGAATTATTTACAAGTCCTAGAGATCACGCGTATTCATGTTTTGAAAATGAAAGAGGTCGTGGTAATAACATCCAACCTATATTTGCTTGTAATCCAGGCAATCAATTTCTGAGACACTTAATTGATACACTGCACACTCTGCAACCAAATCAATTACACCCTCAACCATTTATGTCAACTGGTAATGCCTTTCTATCAAAATATGTAGAAGCATTCAGAGACAAGTTAACAATTTGGCCGAGTCATTATTTCATACCACAATTTTATATGAACGGTTCACAAAGATATGATGGCCCAGAAAAAGTATATGCAGATCACAAATGGGGATCTACAGGTATGGGCCTTAATTGTGTAGATTATTCACAGGGAGTGTAATGTACCTTTCGCACAAATATAAATTTCTGTTTTTACGCACGCCGAAAACTGCAAGTAGTAGTTTATCGGATTTCTTTATTCGTAACATCGATGACAAAGATGCTGTTTATACTGAAGTAGAAGATTCAGGTCTCCCTGGGACATTGAGTGAGTCTATAGTAGGTAAATATAGACCGTATGCCTTTTATCATTTTACCTTACAACAATTAGTAGATGAAAAGGTATTAACATATGAACAGGCTTCAACATATAAATGTTTTGCATTATTGAGAAACCCTTTAGATAGAGCAAAGAGTTTTTATTACTTTTACAAAAAATTCAAAAACCCGCATTCACCTGCATCTTTAGAAGAATACCGACAATGGACAAAGAATGGTGTATTCTATGGAGAAGCAAACTCAGCAATTGTTCAAACGAGTTTATTAAAACTTCGTGGTCAGCCTATTGGTGAATATTGGTTATATGAAAACCTTAACGAAGAATTACAAAAGTTTATGGAAAGTTTAGATTTAGAATGTCCACCTTTGCCACAACACAAAACAGATTCAAGAAAGAATAGAGATAACGAAATAGAATTTGAAGAACAAGACATACAAGCAATGAATGTTCAATTCAAAGAAGATTTTCAAATGTATAAAGAATTAGCAAAGTGAAAGCATATATCCTAAGACACGACGATCCTACATCGCATGAATATGCAAAGATATGTGCTGAAACTTGTGATGTGATTGATTTGAATTGGGAATACTTTGACGGTTGGTCAAACTGTACTGGTCGTATGGCCTGGTGTGAAACTGGTATACAAATGAAGTTTTATGAACCAATGCTTGAAGTTGATAATCCAACACCTGCACAAAAGGCAAATGTTTGTTCTGCAGGCCATGGAGCAATATGGAAAAAGATTGCTGATGGAGACGATGAGGTAGGTATTGTATTAGAACACGATGCATTAATGTATTATAAACCAGATATAAAAATACCAGAAAATGTAATTGTCACATTAGGATATAAAGTAACAGATCCTGAAAATTATAACTTTATGGATGCAAGAGATAAAGAACCACATACATTAAAATTTATTGATGGACATGAAGGTGCTCATGCATATATGATGACAAAAAGAACTGCAGAAAATCTTGTATGGGAAATTGAACAAAAAGGAATACTAGGTGCTGTAGATAATGCATATTTTATTCGAGGACAACGGAGAACGTCCATACCATTGGCAATTATGTCTCCAACTCCTGCGATTGGATATTTGAGAAAATCCACTATTTGGAGTGAATCGGCACATGTGAATTATAAATTTATTGAGTCCTTTGCTAAATATTATAAATAAACATACTAGCAAACGAAATATAGGAAAACTTATGAATCCTCTTAACGAAAAAGATTCTACAGCTATGGGGGCAGCGTCTATTGATGACTATCGCGATGATGGTCAAATTGATAAAGCCAAGCAAGCTGATAATAAGGATATCAAAAAGCGTAAAGATAAAAAGAAAGACCAAGACACTGGTAAAGGAATCGTCAAAAAGGATTCCAAGGCTTCATTTGATGCAAATAAATTTGTAGATACAGAACCAAGAATCAACGAAGCAGTACAAAATAAGGCAGTAATTACGTTTGGAAGAATGAATCCTCCAACGGTTGGCCATGAAAAGCTTGTTAATAAAATAATTGCTACGGCAGTCGCTGAAAAAGGTACTCCATTAGTATACCTATCAAAAACTCAAGATGCTAAAAAGAATCCGTTAACATATGATCAGAAAATCAAATATGCTCAAACATTTTTTGGTAGAAAATTAATTGTTAAATCAAATGCAAGAACAATTATTGAAGTAGCAAAAGAATTACAAAAGTCTGGATATAAGGATCTTTTAGTTGTTGTAGGTTCAGATCGCGTTAAAGAGTTTGACACCTTACTTCAAAAATATAATGGAAAGGATTATACGTTCAATACTATTAAGGTTATATCAGCAGGAGATAGAGATCCTGATGCTGATGATGTCTCAGGTATGTCCGCAAGTAAGATAAGAGCTGCAGCAGCAGATGGTGATCTTGATTTATTTACAAAAGGAATTCCAACAAGAAACGATAGAATGAGAATGGACTTATATCGAGATGTTCGCAAAGGACTAGGCATTTCAGAAGAACTTAATTACGCAGTAGATTTATTCCTTGCTGAAAGAGTTAAGGATGGTAAAGTAGATCCTTTATCTGCAATGGGTAAGCAAAAGTTAACAGGTGCAGAGGTTGCTCAATATTATAAAAACAATCCTCGAGCAAAGCAAGCCGCAAATCGTGATAAGAATGTAAAGCTTGCGATTGAATTGGCATTAGATTTAGCAGGTAATATGAATTACGCAGTTAAAGAAATTGATAAGTTGAAGCGTAATTTATCAAAGCACCCTGAAGTTCAAAAGGCATTAAAAACAGCTAACGAAGATGTTAATAAAGATTTATATAAGGCAGCTTCAATTCAAGAAAGATTACAAAAAGAAGGTGATAAAGAATCAAAACAACAAAAACAACAGCCTGGGTATTATAAAGGTCTAGGTGGTTCTACAAAAGATAAACGTCAAGCTCATTTTAATAAAAAGACTAAAATGGACGATGACGATCCAAAAGCATATGATAAAGCTCCAGGCGATGCAGAAGCAAAAACAAAACCATCTAAACATTCAAACAAATTCAAGAAAATGTTTGGTGAAGCAGTTCAAGGCAATTTAGAACGTGCAGGTTTGAAAAGACCTCATCAATTATTAAGACAAGATAATACAGTTAATTTTGATTATAGATTTAAATTGTATTCCAAGGCAAGAGAACAAGAAAAGTTAGAAAAGCAACGAGCCGAAGTACAAGCAGAAATGGTTCAGCAAAAGATACAAGAAATAGAAACATTAATTGAACAAGTAGAATTTGTAAGTGAAAAATCAAATCCTGAAAAATCTTTAAAAGATAAAGCTGAAAAGTCAGGAATGCCTTATGCAATATTAAAGAAAGTATTTGATAGAGGTGTTGCTGCTTGGAGAACAGGTCATAGACCTGGAACAACTCCAGTACAATGGGGATTAGCAAGAGTTAATAGTTTTGCTACTAAATCGCCAGGTACATGGGGTAAAGCTGATAAGGATTTAGCTGATAAAGTTAAATAATGGATCGTATAAATAAAATTATGGAGGAAGGCGGAGCAGGCGATTGGGGAACTGACAAAGCTCGCGCAAAACTTCAAAACGATACCCCTAACGTAAAAGTTAAAAGAAAGAATAAATTAAAAACCTTCAAAGAGTTTAAGGACCAAAAAAACAAATGAAAAATTTTATAGTCGGCATACGAAATAAAATTATGTGGCTTGGATTTAGAGCCATTAGACCATTAATATTTTTAATGGAACCAGAACAAGCACACTATTCGCTAAAAAGAATGGGTGTGTTATTAGGTAGCAATCCGGTTACAAGATGGTTAACCAGCCTACTTATGGATTATAACCACAAAAGTCTAGCAATCACAGTAGATGGTATTGACTATAGAAACCCTGTAGGACTATCGGCTGGTTTCGATAAGGACGGAGAACTAACAAAAATATATCCGTCAATTGGATTTGGACTTGCTGAACTAGGATCCTTCACAGGCGAAATTTGTCCAGGTAATCCTGGTAAAAGATTATTTAGAATGATTAAATCAAAAGCAATCGTTGTATGGTATGGACTTAACAACGAAGGCTCAGAAACAATATCGAAAAGATTAGCCGGAGAAGACTTTGGCAGATTAAGAGTAGGTATCAATGCGGCAAACTCTAACTTAACACCTGAGTTTGACCTAGAGATGTCTATTAAAGATTACTTGAAAACAATGAAACTGTTTAAAGATATTGGTGACTATTATGATGTAAACATCAGTTGTCCTAATACACAAGACGGTGAACCATTTGTAGATAAGAAAAACTTAGACGCACTTTTAACAAGGATTAATAAAGAAATTAGACCTATAAGCGACAAGCCTATATATGTTAAATTAGCGGCTGACATGACATTAGACGAAATAAATATAATTGTAGATGGTTGTATGGAGCATGGCATGGACGGTGTAGTATGTACTAACCTTGCTAAACCTCAACACAATACAGAACATAGACCAGAAGAATA